CTATAAAGGTGACGTTATCAAAAGGTATTTCTGGTGGCTGTGGTACACCTGTTTTACCTGAATTTTCAGATTTAATTATAGCTTACAAAATAGGACGACTATGACAACACAAACAATCCAACAATTATTAACCGAATTTGCAACTTACTTAGGCGAGCAAGATAAAGCGATTTTGGCTCAAATTGAGGCAAAAATAACCCAACTTAAAAATGACCTATTAGGAGGTGAAGTATCAGCCGATTTAGATACATTCCGTGAGCTTGCAGAGGAATTACGAAAACTCAAAGCAAGCGGAAGCACTATACCTGAGGCATTAACCACTAAAATGACGGAATTTAAACAAAGTTTAGATGATGTGATTGAGAAACTTAATGCCTTAAATGCAATGGACTTAAAGTCAGCTTATCAACGTGGGAGAAATAGCTAATGAACAAACTCTTAGAACAATTGCCTGAAGTCCTCGAACAAATTGGGCGAGATATTAAAACCATAACCGTCGTGCTTGATAAAGGTAGTCCTGATAAAGGTAACCCTGATAAACCTACAACAAGCGGTCAGATTTCAGTGTTGGCATTACAAACTGTTGTGCCTTCTGCAATCAATTATCCCGAAGATGAAGCTAAATTAGCGAGTGGGGATTATGTGGTAGACACATACAATAACGAATTGGTTGTTCAAGTAGGTAAGCAATATGCAGGCTGGGTTTTGGACTCTGATGACGCAAAAAAAGTCAATGAAGAAGGGCTGTTGAAATTGCAGAACTATGTCAATAGTAATAGTTCTGCAGAGACAGTGAATATAACATTAAAATCGCCAGTAAAAGTCACTTCTGTTTTATACAATCATATTAGAGAGGTTGATTTAAATAGATTTGTTTCTGTAACAGACCTTACATATAAATTTGAAAACAACGCACTTAGCGAGTTAAAACTACATGGGGTGTTGGAAAACGGCAAAGCGGTTTCACGCTATTTAAACCAAAACACAGATTATCTACAACTTCTTCAACATTACAGTGCAGGTTATGGCACTATAATTGATGGCTCATATAGTAGAGAAATTTATAATCGATTTTTCAGCCAAAATGGCGAAAAACCAATTGATGGCTACTCTATACCTGAAGATGTTAATGATATTGAACTTACTGTCCAACACAACGGTTTTTCTAAAACAATCACTTTACGTAGGGAAACGCCTAAAACTTAATAGTATTGAACCAAAAATTTAAGACCACAATCGATGATGTGGACAACATCAGATCCGTGGCCTGATAGGGTTTAAGACAAACGGAGGGTAATTCCGCTGTTTCTTATATCTAATTTAAACGCCCTTTAATGATGATTTAAAGGGCGTTTTTGTTTCTCAAATTTAGCGAATTTTAACCGCTTAAAATGGGAATCGGTCAAAATTTCAGATTTCTCACTTTTAACGGTTATGTTTCTCAACATTTGCGGACGGCTACACCAACTCTACCCAACCGCCCTTTGTTAGCTTAAATACCACAACGCCAAGCGCTACCACTCGTTTTTAAATCCTTACAAAATAGCCCTATCTCTCAACAACAGGGCTAAAATTATGACAGATGAATATCTCCATGGGGTCAAGGTGACGGAAATTTCCGAAGCCTTGCGAACACTCACCACATCATCCACTGCAGTTATCGGTTTAGTGGCAACCGCACCTGATGCAGATGCATCGGTTTTCCCACTCAACAAACCCACCCTTTTAACTGGCATCACTGCCGAAATGCAAGCCAAAGCAGGTAAAAAAGGCACGCTATCTCGTGCGCTAGATGGCATTGCGGACATTGTGAATTGTAAAGTTGTCGTCATTCGAGTGGAAGAAAACGAAGATGAAAGCACCATGAAAGCCAATGTGATCGGTTCAGTCGATAACGAAGGCAATTACACTGGCTTAAAAGCATTCCTCGTGTCTGCTGCAGTTTGTGGTGTCAAACCACGTATTTTCTGCATCCCAAAATATGACAGCCAAGATGTGACCACCGAGCTTTTAAGCGTAGCGAAAAAACTCAACGGCTTTGTATATGCATCATGTGGAACAGCAAAAACCAAAGAAGAAGCAGTGACATACGGTCGCAATTTCTCACAACGTGAATTAATGCTGATTTTCGGTGATTTCTTATCGTTTAACCCAAACACCAAACAAACCGAAGTGGATTATGCCGTTGTTCGCGCTGCCGCGATGCGTGCATATCAAGACAAAGAATACGGCTGGCATACCTCCATTTCAAACAAAGGTTTAACTGGCGTGACTGGCGTCACCAAGCCGCTTTCTTTCGATATTAACGACAGTGCAACCGACGTGAACTATCTCAACGAACAAGGCATTACTTGTTGTGTAAACCACAATGGCTTTAAGTTCTGGGGATTACGCACGCGTTCGGCAGATAAATTATTTATCTACGAAAACTACACTCGCACGGCACAAGTGTTGAAAGACACCATTGCGCAATCCTTTGACTGGGCGATGGATAAAGATATTTCCGTGAATCTTGTAAAAGAAATCGTAGAAGCGATCAACGCAAAATGGCGTGAATATGTGGCGCAAGGTTATTTAATCGGTGGGAAAGCATTTATCAATGCCAACTTAAACACTGCCGCAACCTTGAAAGATGCAAAATTACTTGTGTCTTATGATTACTGCCCTGTTCCACCGTTAGAACAACTTGGTTTCAACCAATACATTAGCGATGAATACCTTGTGGAATTTGCCGCAAACATTGCAAAAGTAGGAGCGTAAAAAATGGCATTACCTCGTAAACTCAAATTAATGAATTTTATGGCTGACGGTAATTCTTACCGTGGCCAAGTCACTGAAATCACCCAACCTAAATTAGCCATGAAACTGGAAGAATACCGCGCAGGCGGCATGTTTGGGCCAGTAAAAGTGAATTTAGGGGTAGAAGGCTTGGAAGCACAATTCAAGATGGGCGGTTATATAACTGAACTTATCAAAGAATTTGGCGGAAAAATTGACGGCACAGCATTACGTTTTGCGGGAGCATATCAACAAGACGACACCGAAGAAGTCACGGCAATCGAACTGGTTATGCGCGGTCGTTTCAGCGAAATTGACAATGGCACCAGTAAATCAGGCGATGACACCGAACAAAGCTACACCGTGCCATTAACCTACTACAAAATCATCGAAAACGGCAAAGACCTCGTGGAAATTGACCTAATCAATTCCGTTTTCATTGTTGGCGGTACTGATCGTTTAGCTGAACATCGTTCTGCAATCGGCATTTAATTTACACACACCTTGCCCCGAAAGGGGCTTTTATTAAATCCCCCTCCCCTCTTTACAAAAAAGAGGGATTTTAAAGGAAACATAAAATGAAAACAGAAAACACCAAAATTATCACCTTAACCAACCCTATTACTCGTGGCGAAAACCAAATCACGGAAATCACCGTCAATAAACCGACTGTGCCCGCATTAAAAGGTTTAAAAATGTTTGATGTGTTGCAAATGGATGTGGACGCATTACAAGTTTTATTGCCACGCGTGACATCGCCAGTACTGCACAAAGCAGACTTTGCCACAATGGAAGTCGCAGATTTCACCGAGCTTGCTGCGGCGGCTGTCGGTTTTTTAGGGAAGAACTCGGAAGTGGAAACCGAAGCGACCGAGTAATGATTGCCGCAACGGTGGAAGATGCCATGGCAGACATTGCCATCATCTTCCACTGGCAACCACAAGCCTTCGAGCAAATGACATTTTCCGAATTAATGCAATGGCGAGAAAAAGCAAGGGAACGAAATGAAACAGAAACTGATTGATTACCTGTCAAATTTGCCAAGATACCTTGTATGGCGAGGGATAATCACCCTCTCGATTGTCTTTTGGCTGCTTGTCGTTTTCGGCATCGCGTTTTTATTTTGCTAATTCACCAAGTGCGGCAGAAATCATGGGATTTTTTGACCGCACTTTTCACAGGATTTTATTATGCTTAAATCATTACATTTTTTAGATTTTATTCGCGAATTTATTCTTTTTTCTGTTGTTCTTGCCGTATTTATTATCGGCAGTTCAAGCGCTCAAATCACCTTAATTTGGATTATTACCATTTTATCCATTCTGGCTTGGATTAGTGCGGCGGTAAACTATCAAAAGAAGAAGATCAGATATACAAAAGCAAAAACTACATTTGAGATGTATACGCTAATTTTATTAAGCACGATTTTTGTTTATTTTGATCATTGGATTATTGGTACTTTTATATTGTTTTCAAACTTTATTTTTATTATCAGTTGCACGGAAGGCAATGCAAAAAAGGAAGAATAAATGTTCCAAAACTTCGCACTTGCCACATTGGGTATGTTTGTTTTTACTCGGCAAACCGTACCTTTTCAAAGTTTAGACCGCACATCAAATTGGCGACATCCAACCAATGCCATTGTTGGGGCAATGCCAAAAACACAATTCACCGGTAAAGAAAGCGAAACTGTGACGATTAGTGGCAGATTAATCCCAGAAATCACTGGCGGCAGATTATCCATTAAGGCCCTGGAATTAATGGCAGACAGTGGCGGTGCATTTCCGCTGATTGACGGTGCGACCTTTGAAATTATCGGTTTTTTTGTAATCGAAAGCGTACAAGAAACCCGAACAGAGTTTTTTGGCGATGGTGCACCTCGTGCGATTGATTTCAGCATGAGCCTAAAACGCACCGATGACCCCATGTTAATCGCCATTGCAGAGAGTTTAATGAGTAGCCTTTAATGTTTGATTTCAATCTTAACGACAATCACCGCACGCCCGCTTTTAAAGTGCAGATCACCACGAAAGACAACAAACAGCAAGACATCACACAAGTAATTTCGAGCCGTTTAATTAGTTTGTCTTTAACGGATAATCGTGGCTTAGAGGCGGATACACTCGACTTAGAATTATCCGACCATGACGGTAAACTCGCCTTACCGCCACGCAATGCCACAATCCAAGTTGCGCTAGGTTGGAAAGG